ACCAATTTGAGGGACATTACCGCCCTGACCTGTGCTACCATCATGTCTATGACCAGTAGTAGATGCGCTACTAGAAGAATATGCAAAAGCATTTAATAATTGGTTATATTCGTTGTTAAATAAAGATGCTGTAATTGTATCTCCGTCAGCAAATGTACTTTGTCTGGTATAGCTCTGAGCCATCTATTATCTCCTTCCTGATGGAGTGTAGTCTATATAAAGACCATTCACTGTATAAGGTGCTAGTTGATCTGTGCTTGTAATAACAAAACTTACAGTATGTCCACTTCCTTGAACCGGCTGTCTAATTAAAGGGTCTGAGGCAGCACCAAATACATTAGCTCCAAACACACCTGTTCCAAAAATACTAGGTAGTGGTATACTATCTAAAACATAATCTAAAGGCTGTGCGATTGTAGGATCTTCATAATCATAACGCACACGTAATGTAGGTTGTATACCGCCTTCAGGACTTACAGAAACTCTCACATACCTCATAGTTTTTTTAGTGCCTACATCACCAAAATCTAAGTTAGGTGTCTGATAAGAAGATGTTATATTAGCTGCTGTGCCTCCATAATCAAAAGAAAAACCATCATCATGATTATAAATATAACCGTCTGTGTCTCCATGCCATGTTTGTTCAATACCATCTACATCTAAATCTGAAGTCAAAGCCGTAGCCTTGATTCCTAAAGTTTCTGAGTACTGGAACCCATCGCTAGTTAAAGTAGCAATAACTCCTTTAGCTGCTGTGTTAGCTGTTCCAGTTGTATTATAAAATAATCTATATTGAGACTTACTTCTAAGTACAGCACTTGTTAAATTCAAGTTATCAATATTAGCTGCAATAGCTTTAATAGTTGGCTGTATCGGCCTACTTACAGTCCCTAATTCAACGTCTCCAATTCTTACCGTACCTGCAATAGTTCTAAGACCATCAGGACTTAAGAACAAAAGATCACCTGCAATTTCTTGAATGCTTCGTGCATCCATACAACCTACGTTCTTAGTTATAGGCTGTATTGTAATACTATTAGAATCATTTATATTAAGCAACTTAAATATACTATTTTTACAAAAAATAATCAAGTCATCACGGAAACTAGCTAGACCTACTGCTTGGTCTTCTAGAACAATAGATCCTGCTCCGGTGCCTGTAAAGTTGTCAGGATCATTAGTATGACTATAGTATATTGTGTTAGCAGCACTACCTGCTCCAGCAACTACAAAATGTTTATCGTGTATAGTACCTACTGCAGGAGAAACTGAGCCGCTTACAGTTATTTCATCTGCAAAAAAAGTACGCGTAGTTAATGCTCCAGTGCCTTCCATTCTAAAAAAGTAAGGTTTATTTACACCATCACATATAAGAATTTCACCGTAGTCAGAAAGACCTTCAAAAAATGAAAAGTTAGTTTGTTTTTGTCCGGTACGTGCTAAATCGCTACGGCCTGTAAAAGTAGAGTAATTATCGCCAGAACTGTGTACGCCTGATTTAGCAATTGAAATCCATGAAGTACCATCCTGACTAAAAAATATACCTGTGCCTGAACAAACAATTACACCATCAGCATAACCTTTAATGCCTAATACAGGGTTATCGCTGTTAGGTCTAACGGCTGAAGCGCCTCCAAAGACGGTAAAGCCATTGATCCGACGATACCCTCCATCAGTATCTACCTCAAAGTTTGTAAGCTTTGAAGCAACACCGGGCTGTCCCAGCATCTCAAGCTGGTTGAGACTGGTGTATAAGCCTCCTTTAGCTGATAGACCAAAAGGCTGTGACATTAAACAAACCTCATGCGATCATCTTTAAACTCACCGGGGCTTGGGCTTATAAGATTTAATTTCATTAAACGCAAACCACGTTTGTAGTCTTCAAGTGCAAACGAAGAAAACTGAGGGCTTTCTTTAAACTGATAAATATAATACCTAGCTCTGTTTAAAAGCACAGGCTTGTAGGTATTAGGGAATACTAGCTCGTCTCCAAAAGATGAAAGCTCTGTAGGTAATGCGTAAGCATAAAACCAAATACGATAGACTTTATCTGGTATGCTGCTTAAACCAAACTTACGGTTGTCAGGGCTTTTAATAACCCTATCAGGGACACCGTACTGTTGTGTGTCTGCATCGTCTAAGTTTTCTGGAATACGTCTGTAGTCTTTCCAAGCTTCCGTAGTAGTAAACCGTAAGTTACGTGCAACATAGGGAGCCGTTTCTCCGTCTACGCCAACAGTAGTTAAATAAAAATTATCCCAGTCTACATAGCCGTAGTCTGTAGTTAAAGAGCTGCTTGCGGGTTTTAAAGTATACCAACGCTGTCCTGCTACTGTTTCTACGTACACATTTCCGTACATAGGATCAGTCTCACCACTTAAATTAATGGCAAGGAAAGGCCACTGAGGTTCCTCATTTACAATATCTAAATAAGCTCTGTTGATAGAATCTTTTACGTGCTGTTGAATACCTACAGCAGAATCAAAGCTAGAACTGGTAAGCTCTACCTCATTCATCTCTCTTAGAAGCTCATTAGCTAAATTTAAAAATGTAGCCATTAGTGTGCCTTTTTAATTGGAAAATCGACCGATTTACTAGATCCTTTATGTGGCTTGTAACCCTCTTTAGGGTCTTTCATTATTTTATAAGACTTACCGTCTTTCATCCAATGATAGCCTTTAGGAGCGTCTACTTTCATTGCATTGTATTCTTTTGAGTTTTGCTACCACATTTCTTTTCCATATCAGCAATAGAAGCATAGCCGCCTTTGTTGTACTTAACTTTACCACCACCCATATACATTTTTCTTTTCATCTGCTTTTGCATCTTATCCACCATCATTAGTCTTGCTCCATGCTAAAAGTTTTAGAAGTTTCTCTAGCTATTTCTAATTCACTCTTATTACCAAAGATACGATCATAATTTTCCTGATACTTATCCTTATCAAAACCCTTACGAAAACGACTATCCTTAGATACAATCGCTTTCCTAAACATTACTGGATTTTCATTATTACCTATCTGTGGCATACTAAATTCCTTTGTAAAAAGATTGGGGGGCTTTTACACCCCCCGTTCTTATTAGTCGATTCCGTAGAAAGCTGAAACCAGAGCGTCTGGTCGCAGTACTTTGGCACCGTATACGTGAAGACCACGCACGATATCACCAAAGCTATCCGGGTCACGAATTACTTCAGTGCTGGTAATCGTCTGAGCCGTAGCTGTAGAAGACATATGACCAGCAAGACATTGACCTGCAGCGCTAGAAGTTGCAGCAATGTTGTTAGTTTTATACATATCAAAACCACGAAGCTTACCAGAGCTTACCAAACCATTACGGATGGAACCCTGACCAGCGTTGTAGTCAACTGATAAGAGCTTAGAAGAACTTTGTACAAGTACTTCATAGAACTCAGGATTAGCTAAGAACCAACGACCTTCTTCAGGAACATTAGCTTCGTCAAGGAGACGGGCCATGTGAGAAAGAACGTCGATAGGATCATGCTCGCCTGAAGCAAAGCCGATGTCCAAGTTACCAGTACCGTCGAAGGTGCCAGCAGCAAGGTCAGTTGCACTGTCAGAACCAAGGATGTGGTTCGGGCTTGCAGCAGAAACGCCAGCGATCATAGTAGCAATTACGCCTTCGTCAAAAGCATCACGCAAAGCGTAAGCTGCTGAAGAGGTTGCTACATCGCGGAAGTTTACGTGCGACATGTTGGTTTCAATATCATCAACGATGAACTTAAATGCGTTAGCAGTATCAACTACCAAAGAAATTTCTTGGTCAGTTAATTTAGTTTGTGTTACATCTGCACCACGCTCATACTGATAAACAGTAATGGTAGGTTCTTTGATAATTCGGACAGTATCTCCAAAGCCAGAAATCTCACCAGCGTAATCCGTATTCGTAATAGCTTCTGCTACTGACGCTTTACGGAAAAAGTTGAGAACCTGTTTGGAATATACTTTAGGCAGGAAAAACGAGTTAGTTTGTCCTGATACTGAGTTACCAAAGTTAGCATCTGTGTCTGTTGAAGGCTCAAATAGAGCGTCTGATTGGTTATAAGCCATGTTATATTACTCCTAAGTAGAAAAGATTATCCTCTACGAACTCTTCCCTCTTCCATAGCAATTTTGATTTCTTCTTCGTGTCTATCAAATTGATCAAGGGACATTTTCGCAATTTCACTTTCTGTCCAGATCTTAGCTTCCTTGGCATCTACATTGGTTGTTTTGGTAGATACCATATCTGCTGCAGAACCTCCTTGAGGTTTCTGACGAGCTGAACGTCTTTTGCGAGAACCTTGTCCTTTACCAGTTTCTAACTTATAAAGATCTAACGCTTTAACGGCCAAAGTAACATTATTAGGATTATTGTAAATCCAATCTTGTATTTGCTCAGGTTGTTCCTGCGCCCACTCATGAAAGCTATCGTCGCCTCTGATGTCATCAAAGTCAGGATGTCTTTCTTTAAGAGCTGCTTCTGCTTCTCGCGCTGCAATCTCTGCTTCTCGTTGTTCAATAACAGAAAGCTTAGATCGCAAGGCTTCTACTTCTTGCTGGCTCCGCATATGAGCTACAGTTTCTACTGTGTCATACAAATCAGGGTATTCATTTCTAAAACGATCTAAGTCCTCTTGAGACTTAGGAGCTTGATACTCTGGTTCGGCTGCTCTAGCTTGTTCCAAAAGTTCTTGCTCTTTAATTTTAAATTCAGAAAGCTTCTGATCATAATGTTTCTTTAAATCGTCGTAACGCTTTTTATAGTTAGTGCTTGGTTCATCCTCAGTAGAAGGGGCCTTTCTTCGGGTAGCCTTCTGCTGTTGAGGTTCTTCGTCGTCTTCCGGGTAATACAAGCTTTCTGCAGCACTCAGAGATTTTTTTCTCTGTTGTGTGTTGTGCCACGGTTTACGTGCATTATATGGGTTTGCGACTTCTTCCTCTTCGTATGCCTGTTCGGACATGGTACTCTCCTTTTCTACGGGGCTTGTTTCTTGCAAGGTAGCCAATTTCAAACGTCTTTAAAATCTGGGGCTTGATACTACAAGGTAGCCGTACTATTGTTTTATCGTCTTCCTCCCATTAGGCTTGGCATTTGGTTAGCTCCCAACATAGTTTGATTAATAAGATTTTCTTCTTCTTCCTCAAGCATTTCCTGTTGTTCTGGAGGTGTTCCTAATAGCCCACCCATTTGGTAAGTAGAACGAATCTCACCACCACTAGATCGTCGTTCTGCATCATCCATCATTGTCTGAAGGTTATCTGCTCCGATTTCGCTAGTAGCTGCTTCGGTCATAACAAACTCTCCATCGCTTAGTCGCGCAGGA